ACTTAGTACAGTCAAAGTACCGTCTGAATAGATACCATCGCCGCCTGCACCGATTAGATTTGCGTATTGCTCAAACCCTTCTGGTTTAGTCAAAGAGATTAACCAACGCCATGTCTCTAAGTAAGATGATAAATCTTCGTCTACTAATACTGAGAGTGTAAGATCACCGAACTCTACTTTATCAGCAGGTAAGTAAAGTGTCTTAAAAGGTGTTGCTCTTTCTACAGGCGAAGAAGAGATATCGGGTAATGTGATACCCTGCACAAAGAACTCTACGTGAGGCAAACGACTCATCGTAAAGCGAAACTCATTAGGATTGAGAAAGTTTTGTAATTGGCTCATTTTGTCCTCACTTAATCTACAATACTATTTATAGTCAAAAAAAAGGGCGCTCCGAAGAACGCCCTAATCTGTTCAGTTCACTGACTTCCCGTCAGTTCTGACTTCTTATTATAGAAGGTTGGTGATGATAGAGCGTCTGTAGTAAACGTTTGCGTTTGCTGTCAGAGCGCCTGTACCCGCCGCCGCACCTGGTGCAAATGGATTTGCAACCATGCCGTAACGAGTTTTGAATCCTAGCTTCGACTGGAAGCTATTCTCACCAACTGCACGTACCATTTGTAGCGGTACATATGGGCAGTAGAAGATACCAGCGTCAAATGCGCTAGAACCTTTATAACCTACTACCATGTACTGTGCGCCAGCATATGGATCTACGTACACACGGAAGCGACCGTTAAGTACACCTACGAAAGTGTTACCAGTATCATCTGGGTTCAAGTTGTTGCTGTTCAGAGCAGGAGTGTAATCTAGTACACCAGCCATTTGAAGTGCAGATGCTACATCAGATGAACATAGGATGATGTTACCCTTGCCTCTACGTGTAGTTTTTGCAATCGCATTAGCTTCTTTTTCGATCTGGAACATCAAGCCTTTGAACTTCTCTACTGACCAACGACCGTTAGCATCAACATCTAAGTTGAAAGTACCTGCGGATGCTGTATCGGCAGAACCGGCTACTGCTGAGTTGTACACTGTACGAATTACTTCACGGTTGATTTCTGCAAGCAGTTCAGCCGATAGCATGTTCGCTAGTTCTGTTTCAGCGTCAAGACCGTGAATTGCTTTCAAGTCTTGTGCTAGTTCAGTTGTGTACTCTGCTTTCAACGCACGTGATTGCGCAGTAACAGACACTTTGTCGATTTGGAAAGACATCTCGCCAAAATCGCCACCACCTGTAGAACCAAGTTGTTCTGCGGCGGCAGTTCCCATACCAGTACCAGTTGTTACTGATGCTTGACCTGGAGCGTTTGAAGAGTGCGTACCAGCACCTGAGAAGTCTGTGTCAGCTTCGTTGTAGAAAGCTTCAGTCTTAACAGAGTTGTTTGCACCATCAACGTAGTTTGAACGCATTGCGAAGATCAGTCCTGTTGGACCAGTCATTGGCTGAACGCCAGCAATATCGTATGCAACTAGGTTAGGCATCGCACGACGGACTAGGGAAATAAGTACCGGATCGTAAGTTTGCATTTCGCCTGTGTGGTTAACCGGTCCTACTTCTGCTTCTGACAAAAGTGATTGCGGTGAATATGAGTTACCCTCTCTGAGAGCAGTCTCGGTGTTTTCTAGCAAAGTAGCCGTTACAGCACTACGATGCTTGTCTGAAATTGGGTTAAGTGCTTCATGCTCAAGCACTGGGCCCCACTTTTTCATTAGTTCTTCGTTTCTCATCTGAATTCTCCTTTTGAGATTTTATCTTTTAGTATTTATAAAAAACTTATTTTGCAAGACGACCAATGCTATCGGCGTATAATGCGATGGCAGGATCAATAGCTGGCTTAGATGCCTCTTCCTCAACTTCTTCTTCAAGAAGTTCTGTCTCATCTGCAACTGGTGCAATTGATTCAGTGAAATAGTTATCTTTGATAGCTTCTAGTTTAACAGAGTAATCTTCTACTGTTTCAAAAGATACTCCTTCTGCTAGAACACCAAGCTTTTCAACCTGAGTATCTGTAAGACCCTCAGAGATAGTTTTGAATGCATCTGCTAACTCTAGTTGCTTTTTATCTTCTTTAAGCGCCATAACTTCTTCTACAACTTCGTTGTATTTAGTAGTTGACTCTTCAAGCTTTTCTTCCATCTCTGCTACAGCATCACGCTGTACATCATCGATTGAAAGGTTATGCTCTACAACCAGACCTTTTAGGCTATCTAGTAGGGACTCTGCAACTTCTACTTTGATGTTAGATTCCACTGCAACAGAATTTTCATCCATCCAGTTTTCAATAACGTAATCAAGGTAGGAGTCTACTTTCTCTACCAAATCTTCTACGGAAGCTTCGACTTGTTCAGCTAGATCCGCTTCAAACTTCTCTTCTAATGCCGCTTTTTGTACCAGCACTTTTTCGTGTACAGCCGCTTCAAAGACTGCTACGGTTTTTGTCTTAAATTCTTCTGAAAGCTCTTGACCTTCGAAAAGACCAGCAAAAGCTTCTTTAAGTCCAGTGTCATTAGTTCCTTTAGATGGACCGTCATCTTTGACTGTATCCGCTTTAGGATCTACTGATTGGTTTTTATCAGCTTTACGATTTTTACCCTTCGCCGCTCCGCCAGCTGGTGTTACAGGATCTGCACTTTCAGAATCCTCTCCAGTTGCCTTAGCTTCGTCAAGTTCCAAATCTAGCTTGTTTTCTAGTTCTTCACTCATTTGACTTCTCCTTTAACAAGTAATATTGTTCTCTATATTTATAATAATCATGTTTTCGACAGTGATTTGATAAACTTTTCAAAGATTACGGCTGCCTGCTCTTCCAACTTACGAGGATCGACTTTCGCAATTTCTTTAATCTCTTCTTCTATACGATCAAAAGCGTTAGCTGTTGTCCATGTAGAAGACGCAACATCATAGACCCAATCAACACCTTCCATTACACCCTTAACGAATGCATCTGGTGCAGAGGGATCAGCTACGATATCTCCTGCTGTAGCAAGCATGAAATCGTTTTGGACTTCCATGATACCTTGCTTGTTCTTTTTGATAGAACCCATACCACGAGACGAAATGCCTAAATTAGCACCCTCATCGATTAGGCTCTTCACGATTTTACCCATAGGCGTTTCCATAATTTTGGCACGCCCGATTACATTAGATCCGTCTTCTTTTAGTTCTGTGAACATGTGAGAGACACGATCCAAATTGATAGTTGGTCCAGCTGGGTGACCAAGTTCTCCGTAAGCACGTTTCGCTTCAACGTAGTTTTTGTTGTAGCGATTCATCTCACGTATTAATGTTTCTTTAGGGTAGACACGACCATTACGATTCTGTATGTCACCTTGCATGATAATACCTTCGATAAAGTAGTTCTTACCTTTAGTATTACCCTCTTCATCCAGGATATCTTCTGAGATGTATTGTACGTCTTCAACGATTTCTTTAATTAGTAGTGACATTATTTCTTCGCCTTACTGAAAGCGAAGTCAACCATTTTCATGAACATGTTTTCGTTCTTGCCAATAGCGTCAGCAAACTTCTTTTGATTAGAGCCGTTTAACGCATCATGTACTTGTACTAATGCGCTTGCTGTGAACATGTCAATGCGTGGTTGAGTGCCATCGCCGAGTTTAATTCTTTTGTTTTGTTTAGTCTTGACAATCTTACGTAGATCGTCAATAACTGCTTCGCTCAGATTGCTTTCGGATACACTCTGCTCTTCCATGTCGCACTCATGATCTTCGCCTTTTTTATATGTAGCACCGCACTCTTCACATTCAATAGAACGCTCTTCATACACTGCTTCATCGTCATCACGATCTGCAACACGTTTCTTCTTTTTAGTCTTTGCTATAAACTGATCATCTTTAGCAACAGGATGATCTTTCTTATCTACGATATGTTTATCTACAAAGTTTTGCTCATCAGGTGACTTAATCTTGTCAACTGTTTCTCCGAGCATCTCCTTAAAGCTTTTCATCTGATCACCTTTGTTTAATCTTCGTCTTCTTCGTCATCATCATCTTCGTCTTCGTCCTCATCATCGTCGGCATCTTCGTCTTCTTCTTTGACTTTTTTGCCTTCGTCAATTGAGTCTTCAACTTCGACTTCTTCTGTTTCTACTTCTTCTTCAACAGCAACTTCTTGGGCACCGAACATGTCATCGTACTTTGTTTCAATAGCACTTCCCATCTTCTCAGCCATAATTGCGTCAAACGTTTTTTCGAATGCACCAGCATCTTTAGTGTATGCTTGGTTAATCAGGTCTTTAATACTCATAAGTATCTCCTTTTCTAATTCTAATATTATTTATGCAAAATCGTTATTGTCTGTTTCATCTTCTTCAGGCTCTTCGCCTTCGGCTTCAATCTGCTTATCAACGTTTGTAATTTCATCTTCAGACATATAGAGAACGTTTTTACGAATCCACTCTTTAGAATAGTACTCACCTTTGTACTCATCAATGTCACGCAAAATCTGCAAACGGTTTTGTAGAATTTCAGATGTCTTCAACTCTTCAAAATGATTATCAGACATAAAGTCATATCGTATTTGTGCTTGAATGCCAGCCCACTCTTCTGGTGCAATTACACCTTTTAGAATAAGTTGCTTCTCAAGTATCTTGTCAAACAAGATAGCAAATCTAGCACGTAGTCTACGAATAAACTTACTAAACTTAACTTCATCACGACTAATCTCTGATGCTCTTCCTAATGAGAAGCCTGCATCACTCTCTAAACGAGAAACAGGAACGTTCAACGCTTTGAACAAACGCTTTTGGAAATATTCGACATCATCTAGTTCGCCTAGATTTTGTCCACCTGGTAGAGTCGAAATCTCTGTACCACGACCACCCTCTCTTCGAGGCAACCAAAAGTCATCAGTCATTGACATATGACGACGGTCATCCTTGACCTCCCCCGATGTCGCATCATATACTAAACGATTCTTGTGTTTAGTCATCATATCACGTAGATATTGTTCTGCTTTCATTTTAGGCAGATTACCTACATCAATATAAAAAATTCTTCTTTCAGGCGCACGTGAGATACGATAGATAACTACTGCATCTTCCATAATGCGCAACTGGTTCAAAGGCTTGTGTGCCTTGTGTAAATGAGACAGTACTAATGTAGTGTTCTCATTCAGTAAACCTGAGTTACAATTTACAATAGAGTCTCTTGCAATACGTAACCCTGCGGCGTTTGTATTATTAAGATCATATCCACTACCTATAGTTCCACTATTGGTGTTGTGAAAACCCTTCTCATTATAAATGTAATACTCGTTTTTGATACGTTTAAAGAAAGTTGAATTGCCACTCTTTGTAGTGCTTCTTTCTTTGTCAAACTCTCTAATCTTACGTAGCTTACGTGGATCAATGTATCGTAACTCTAAGATACCTCTCTTAGGTTGCTTCTCATCAATCATCACGTGAAAGTTTAATCTACCATCAACGTACCATTTTGTAAAAATATCATATCCATGATTTGAAAAGTCTAATAGTCTAAGACAATTATCAAACTCTTCTCTAATTCTTTTCTTAATATTATCTGGTAAGTCTACGTCATCTGTTACACACTCAACAGGTTTGCTGTCGTATGTGATATTAATAGACTCATTCACAATATCATCAACTGCCATTTGAACTTCTGGTTGTTGCATCATACCACGGTATTTCTGCACTAACTCAGCTTCGGACTTAGCAGTACCCTCTAAATCGATAAAACTACTTACAGCGCCGCCAGTAGCCGTAACGCTTACTGCGCCATCGTCATTGTTCGGTTCTGCGAAGGAACGTAAATTCTTGTTCTCTTCGTTTTTTCGTTTTATTTCAAATCCAAATAATTCCATACTTCATCCTTTAATAAGAGAGAGGCATTATACCCCTCTCTTTACTTAGTCATTCTGGATTAAGCGTTTGTGCCAGCGTTACCTGTTGCGCCACCGCTTACTTCCCACCAATCATATTGGAATGTCACATCAAATCTTTCAATGTCATCTGTAGTTGACCAATCCATTGTGATTGCCGCTACAGTTGTTGGGAATAGTCCATTAAATGTATATTCACGTAGTGGAACACCAGTCTTAGAATACTGAATGATCTGCGCCTGAGATTTATACTCAGATGCTTGTGCAGTATTCAACTGTCTTTGGTTGCCCTGGTGACTATTGATAGAAGCCATCCAGTTTTCCATTGCGTTGCGAACTAGAAAATCTTCATCGTTCATAATAGTCACAGTCCATTCAGCGAATGTTCTGTCACCTGCTAGTTTTACTTTGCGCCCGAAGTAAGGGATTTCAATAGTCCCTAACGTTGATTCGGGTAGCTGTGCCGCTTGTACCATAAAGGGTGTCTTAAGGTCAGCAATTCCATTGATCGGATTAGTAATCTGAACTTGGAAAAGAGACGCTTTAGCACCCCCGAAGGTTAGCTGGCTCTTGATTTCATTAATGTTGAAAGCCATTGTGCGTTATCTCCTCTTTCTTTTATTTATGTTACTGACCAACGATCTCTGAGAATTCAACACCAGTTCTAACTGCAACAAAGTTGAGTTGGATGAAGTTGATAGCACGTGCAGGCTTGATATAGATATCGCCTACAAACTGATTGCTGTCAATCACCTGTGAAGTGTTGTTAGTCTCATCGCAGACAACTCTGAAGTCATAGATACCTCTACGACCTTGAACATCTCGTAAGAAAGGCTCAACTAGATTGCGGAACTGCGCTCTGGTAAACTCATCGTTAAATTCGAATAGAGTAGACTTAGAAGCAGTTGAGATTGCTTTTTCAAGAACGATAAACAAACGGCGGACGTTAATTCGGTCGAATGCACTCGGTTGGTTCAAATATGTTTTATCACCAAATAGTAGCGTACCTTGCCCTGCTTGTGTGATAACGGGGTTGATACCGTTTTTGTACAATAAATCACGATCTGTCTTAGTTGGGTTTAATGCCAACTTAACAACGTTCTTAATTCCACCACGACTATAGCCTGCTGGTGAGAACCAAGGATCACGTGCATCGTCTGTTCTTGCACATAGACCTGCTACATCACCGTTTAGTGGAATCCAACGATATACATCGTTGTACTTATCGTACTGATACTTATGTCCACTGTCTACAACTGCGTAAGACGATGATGATAGTGTTGATACTGCTGTAACGATATCTTGTGCTGATGCTGTGTTAGGTACATCTGGTGTGATAAACGCCATACAGTCTTTTCTAGTTTCTGCGATATTATCAATCACGTAGTTCTGTACAACCAAATCTGGGTGACCAGTAAGAAGTAGAGACACATCAATGTTCTCAGCCGCTTTAAACTTGTCCCAACCTAGTCCAACTGGACCTGCACCGATTGCTGTTTCACTCGAACCGTCTGCGCCAGTTGTAAATTCTTCTACTGCCGAAGTACCTGCAAATGATGCGGCGCTCTTAACTCTTACATAGTTAGAGCTATTTTCTAGTACTTGATTGATATATGAAGTTGAACCGTCAAAGTTTTTGTCTGTAGCGGTATCGCCCAAGTTCTCAAACTTCTCTAGTACACCTGCTTTACCAGTAAATCCACCCTTATCAAGAACTATTACGTGAAATCCACGACCACCTGCTCCTGCTACGGGTGCAGAATCAAACGATGAAGCAAATTGCCATTGTCTGACGAAGGAAGCTTCGGCATGAGCCGCAGTTCCAACAAACTTTCTGTCAAAGTTAACTGTCGCAACAGTATGTGTACTGTTTGCGTTATCTTCAACACCAGTTACGACCAATTCTTGCCCTGCGACAATTACTGATTGACCAAGCGTAAGCCCGTGTGAGGG